GCGACAGTCACATCCACCCGAAAGAAGAAATTGCCTTGGTACGCCATACCCCCCTTACAAGATCTCCTCGAAAGTCGCCGTCACGTCACAAAAGTCCGTCGCACGCGGCGGGAATGTGAAATCGACCATCCGGCAGAGGATCACCTTCTGGCTCGAGAATATCCCGTGGTAGCTCGTCGTGAACAGGATGAGCGGATTGTGTCGCCGGTTCCGGGCGTACCTATTCGCGAAGATCACCGTGTTCGCGTAGGTGAGACCTTCCCAGGATAAGTCGAAAGTGTAGAGCGACCGCTTACGCAGGCTCGTTGGCCGCTTCCGCCTAATCACCACCTTGTCCGTCGGGTCTTTGCCGGGATCGAAGTAGTTCCCGAAGAAAACCTTCGCGCACGGGCATTTCGAGGCCGAGGCCGCGTTGAAGTTGACAAACCAGTAGGCGTAACTTGCGCTGGTGGTAAAAGTGGTGAGGTAGTCTTCCGACTGCGGCCCCATGAGCGTGGCGGCCCCAAAGGATGAGATCGTAGTGACGGTCGTCGCCGTGGCGTAGTTTGAGGACGAGTTTCCCTTGAGCGTGATCGTGCCCACACCCGAAGCCTTCAACAGGTCCGCGCGGGCGATGTAGAGGAAATTCGCTGTCGAAGCCGCAGTCGGCGTGTAGGTGATCGTCGTGTCACCGCTTGCGGCGGTCGCAAGGCGAAAGATGTCCGTCTTATTCCCACCGACCAGATTGTTCAACCCGTAGGTAGTGTCGGGCGTGTTGGTACATGAATAGGTGCTGGTGAGCGGGATGCCTGCGTTGGCGAGGAGGACGTTCGAAGCCATGCGTCAGACGAGCTCCTCGAATACCGCTTTCACCGTCGCCCAGTCCTGCTTCTTCCGCTCCACGGAGCACTCTTCGGACAGTACCCGACAATGGAGTAGCTTGTTGTCGTAGAGCGGATCGTTGTACGTCGCCGCGTATAGAAACACCGAGTCCCGGAAGGGATTCTTCAGTATACTGGTCTCGAACTCGGCAGCTTTTGCGTCAGTCACAGCATCCCATTCGACCGTCAGCTTTAGTCGCGGGTAGAACGCCCGCGTCATGAGGATATTACCCCGCTGGTAGCGCCACGTATCGGCGTCCTGCTCGGTCATGTACTCAGGCTCGTACATGTCCGGCTCCTTCCCCATGTCGAACGCAGCGCCGAAATAGATCTTCGAGACGGGAAAGGTATGCGTACCGCCGGCGAGCACCACCTGGTAGTACCGATAGGCCGCCGGGGTGTTGCCGTAGGTGTCATTGTAACTCGTGGTGAAGATGATATCCGAGTCGTCCGGGCCGTCGAACGTCCGGCTTTGGAACGACCCTGACGTGCCGAGCACGTTGAAGTAGGTGACGTTGTCGTTACTACCCCGGACTACGGCCTGGGTGACGCCGTTGGCTTTCAGCAGCTTGACCCCGCCGAGAATGAAGTGGTCGATCGTCCGGCTATTCCCAGTACCGAGGTCATAGGTGAGCGTGACCGTGGTGTTTGAGGCCGCGAGTTGGGCATAACCGCTCCTAGCCCCGGTGAACGTGTTCCAGAATGGGTAGTCCGTGTCGTACGTCGCGGAGGCCGACGTGACGAGCGCATTGACCGGGACGTCGGGGTAGCAGATGAGAAAGGACGACGCCATGCCAAGCTACGCCCCCGCCTGCGCGATGAGACTGTTGAGTTGCTGCTGCTCGGAGGCGCTCAGCCTGCCCAGCCGATTCTTCTTTTTGAGGAGATAATCCCTGCGGGCAGCCTGCCGGGGTGTCAGACCCGGCGAGCCGCTCGATGCGTTGTTGGCCGAGCCGCTGCCATCGCCAAACAACACATCGACGAGGGCCTTTTCACTTGCCGTGCCGTTGGTCTTGATATTGAAGATAATGTCATTTTCGAAGGTCCGACCGTCGAGCTCCGCCACCTTCTCGATGATGTCATCGAAACCCTTGGCAAGCACTGCCAACGCGCTCGAGCCGGCATTGGTCTGGTTGGGGAGTATGACGAGCGCGTCATTAAACCGCTTGATCGTGTCGAGCGCGGCCTGGAGCACGTCCTTCCCACCATTGGCTTTGGTGATCGCCTGGTCGACTTCCTTGTTGATATCCTTCACCCGCTGGGAAGTTTCACCGAAGTTGAATCCGAGGTCGGCAAGGTCGGATAGAATTTTCGTGACCGTTTCGTTCGAGGCGTTCTCGAGTTCGTCGATGCTCGTGATGCCGGAGTTGGCTAGCGTCTGAAAGAAGATCTTGGCCTGCTCTGGGTTGAGCGTCTGCTCGATGAATGACCGCAAGTCCTCGAAGCCTATCTTGTTCGGCGTGTTTAGGAAATCGTTCAGCGCTTTATCCGCAGCCTCGAACTCCTTTCGCAGCTCGGCGATCTTGACCGGATCGACCCCCGAATCGATTGCTTTCTGGAACTGGTCGCGTGCCGTGTTGAACTCCTTGGTCAGAATCGCAAGTTGCTGCTTTCGGGTCTCGCTCGACTGCTCAGCGAATTTCTCCTTCGCCTCAGTGAAGATGTCCCGGAACGCGTCTATCGAGAACAGTCCGCCGTTTAGGCCACCTTCCTTGAGGTTGTTGATGGCTTGGTCGACGGCACCCACGGCCCCTGGGATGCCCTTACCGAGGATATTTTCTGATTTCTTCAGCTCGTCGTGAAACTCCTTGAGGGAGATCTTTCCACGAAGAAAACCCTGAACCAGCGTATTTGTGATGCCTTCGATGTTGACCCCGACTGCGCGCGAGAGCGCTCCCAGTTCGTTCAGGCTTCCTATGAGTGGCGTGATCTTCGAGAGGTCGAGTTTGAGCGAATCATTGAACGAGGTAGCGCTCTCGGTCGTCTCCTTGAGCTTCTTCTCGGCCTCATTGAGCTTCGCCGCAAGCTCAGCGATTTTCTTCGCATCTTGGGCTTTGAGCGCCTTTTCGAGTTTCTCCTGCAGGTCGGCAACAATCTTCGTCTCCTTCGTAATCTCCTTGTATAGGGCGAGGATCTCCTTGTTCGCCTCCATCCGATCGATGTCCTTGGCCGCAAGCCTCGAGAGGATGTTCTCATACTGCTTCGACGCGGTCAGGAGCTTGTAGACGTTCTGAAACGCCTGCTCGGCCTTGCGCTTCGCCTCGTCGGCGGTGCGTTTGGCGGTAGTGTTGCCACTGCCTTTGCTACCCCCGCCTCCCGGAAAGTTAAACTTTCCATCGCTGAAATTGCCGGGCGGAGTTTGGTTTACGGTCGGGTCAGTGACCGGGGTATTGGTCGGAGTATTGCCCTCACTAACCTGCTTGATGTTGAGGGCGAGCGCCGCAAGTTTATTGTTTCCAGCATTCACCAGGTCATCGATGGACTTGATACCCGCAAGCTTCATGGCCTCGAGGAACTGCTGGACCTGCGACGCCCCCAGCCCGAAGGCTTGGGCGATGCGAGCCACCATCTGATCAAAGCTCAGGCCGAGTTCCTTCGACTCTGCCGCGATGTCCCGCAGCGAGTCGAAGAGGATTCGCGAACCCTTGTCGTCGGCTAAGGCTATCTGGAAGTTCTGAATGGCCTGCTCGACCTGGCCGATCCCTGGTAGCCCGGCAGTGAAGATATCGTTGAGCCCCTGTAGGTCGCCCTGGAGTTGTTCGAGCGAAAGCGTGCCGTCGAAGAATGCTTCGAATAGCTTCTCGGCTAGTTCGTCGAAACTCTTCCCGAGAGTCTGCACCAGGACCTGCAAGTTTTCGATGTTGCCGCCGATATTATTGAAGAGGATCGCCCCGATCTGTCCTGAGATATCGTCGGAGAGACCGAGGAACTCCTCCATGGAGTTACCGACGCTCTGAAACGCCGCTTGCACCTGAGCGGGTAACTGGTTGAACGCGTCGGCGAAGTGCTGGCCGTCGAAAGCGGTCGCGCTCGAGTTGGTGAGATCTTGCCCACCGGTCTTGTTGAACACGAGGTCCCTGATGCGCTGGATCTTGCCCTCGACGATGGCAGATAGACGGTTCTCGTCGAACATCTCCGCGAAGAACTTATCTGCAGCCTTACGGGCCTTGGTACCCGCGCTGTCCGAACCAAATAAGTCAGCCGCGATCTGGCTAACGAATCCGCCGATAACCCCGCCTATCTGCGCACCCGCCGCTGCTCCCGCAGCTTGGCCGAAGTACGCACCGATCGCCGCCCCGACGACGGTACCGATCGCCTGACCAGCCGCTTGAGCCGCCGCCCTGCCATCACCGTTGATGGCGGCTTGAGTAAGTCCGTTGAATGCCTGAGAGAGCGCGCTGTCGAGCGTGCCCTGCATTTCCTGGGCGATTTCCCCTGAAAGATCTTCGATACCGAGAGCGTCAACAAGGCTTTTACCCAAGCCACTTTTATCATCCTTCTTGGCCTGCTGGTTCTGCTGCTGCATGAACTCGGCAATGCTCTTGTTGTCACCCGGGGCGAAACCACCCTCCTTGGTAAGCTTGACCTGCTCAGCGATCTTCTGATTGATGGCCTGAAGAATATCCTTCTGCTTGGCGTACTTCTCGATTACCTTTGAGAGCGCGTCGTCTAATTCTTTGGTACCGAGCGCAAACTTTCCGAACGCCGCCTCGATTTCGAAGATCACCTCAGACGGGAGGGCGGTACCAATCGAGGACCGCATCTTTTCCAAACTGCTGGTAACCTCGTCGACACTCCTTTTTCCTTTGCTCGAGATATCGGCTAGTTCCTTTCTCCAGTCGGCGAGAGTCTTGGTCGTGGCTTTCGTCGTCTTGCCTTGTATCTCGACCTTCTTCACACTGTCGGCCACGGCAGTGTTGAGAGCCTTCGTCGCCTGCCCAGCCGCAATGGTCGCCCCCTTCTCCTGCTCGAGTAACTTGGCGTACACCCCCTGGCTCTTCGCCAGAGACTGATACTGCTCCTGCAGTTTGAGTAGGTCCCCCGAAAACGCGCTCGCGAATAATTCGTTGCCCTGTTTGATCTCGTCCTCAAGTCGCTTCAGAACCTCGAGGATCTGCTTTCCAGCCGCGATAGTGGCGTCGATATCCCCGCCCCCACCCTTGCTGAGTAGATCAGTGATGTTGAGCAACTGTTTCGTGATACTCCTGTCGCCAGCATCCTCATCGATCTCCCGGTTCGTCTTCTGAATCAACGAGGTAAGGCCGTCAGCAAACTGATCAAGAAGCTTGATGGGGGCTGCAATCGATTCAGCGATTATGCTAAACCCATTCACGATAACCTGCGGGTCGAAGTCGTTGATAGCCTCGACGACATTAACGAGGGACTCCTGGAAGCGCGTGTTCGTGACGATGCCCCGAGCAATCTCGTCGAAGGCGTTCGCGCTCTTCGCCCGAAGTTGGTCGAGGTTATCCGCGGCGTCCTCTGTCGGCGTGCCGAGTTCTTCGAGTTTCTTTTTCAGCACATCTATGACGGCCGCCCGATCGATCTCAGCCTTTGTGCCTTCGTCGAGCACCCTTCGGAGCTCCTCAGCCTCCGCGGCGGATGCTCCCATCTGCTGAAAGTAGGCGCGCTCAGCTCGGGCGTTGTCGACGAGAATGCCGAGCCGTTTGAAGAACATGTCGTTGCCCTTCGCGAGGGCGTTGGTAAACTGGTCGAGGTTATCCTTGGTCGATCCGCCGAGGGTGTCACCGAACGCGCGAGCTGCTTGCGCTGCTACCTCGATCTGGTCGATTTTCAGCCCGGCGAACATCGCTTCCACGGACTGTTGGTAGAGATCTCGCTTGGAAATGGTGTTATCGAGGGCAGCGTTCAACCGCCGTTCGAGGGCCTCGCCCGTTATCCCGGCCTGCCTAGCGAAATTCTCGAAACTGCTCGCGAGGTCATCGAACCCGCTCCCCCGCTCGACGATCGCGGGGATGGAATTCAAGATCGAGACGAATCCGCTCGCAGCCTTCTTCCCAAGCTCGAGCGCCTGATTGGCCGATATGATCGACCTTTGAGCCCTTGAGAACCCGTCCTCAATCTTCTCGCCGGCGGCCTTGGCTTCATTGCCGACCTTCTTTAGGCCGTCGGCGAGTTTCTGCTCAGCCGCGGCCCCCTCGGCGACCCCATGAAGAAAATCCTTGAAGAACCGCTCAGCGTTACCGCTCGCCTCGGCTGTCTCCAAAAACACCTTGAGTGATATGTCGTTTCCGCCGCCGAAAGCCATCCGCCTACTTGCCCATCTTATTCTTCCAATCCCTATAGTCCGCTAGAACGCTTTTCAAGGCCAAGATGGTCGCTGGCGACTCATTGAGAAGCCCCGACTCCTTCAGGATCTTCCGCTGGTATGGTGCGTAGCCGGGAGACATCTCCAGCATCTCGCACTCCAGGAACGCATTCACCAACCGGTTCAGCTCGATGTCCGGGGCAATGTCGACGATATGGCAGCGACCTACGAGGCAGGCCGGTTTTTTCTTGTTCTTTGCGTAAATCGTGTAACAAGTGGCGCAATTCAAGCCGGGCTCGAAGAGCCGGGCTCGGAGGAGTCGGATGAGTCGCCCGTTGACTCGTTTTTTTCTTCCGCCTCCACCTTATAGGCGTTCGACACGGCGTCGTTCCAGGCCAAGGTCATGGCGATATAGACGGCAATCGGGGCCTCTCGGGCCTGGATCTGCTCGAACGTAATCGGGGTCCCGTCGTCGTAGGCGATGTTTGCCACGCCGGTAAGTCGTGGTAGGAGCTTCTGGATACGCTCCAGGTTGTTCATCTCCTGCGTCATGATCGTCCAGTCGTTCAGATTGGCCTGGTCGAACGTAAACTGCCAGTCTTTGGCACTGCCGGTGATCTGCTTCGAAACCTTCATAATCCTCGTGAAATGAAATGACCCCCGCGCCGTAAACCGCACCCGAGGGCCTCAAACTGTCATCGGGTTACCCCCAAACTATGCCAGTCGGGAACACGGCACCGCAATCGAAAAACCGTATTACCAAAGAAAAGGGACGTGTCGGAGAAGAAATAGGGCAGCGGTATTGCCCAACGTGCGGCGCCGTCCACGATCTGGACGTGAACGCCGCACGGAACATTCTTGCCCGCTCATGACGACGAGCGCCCGTGAGGGGAACCTCACCCCCGAAGGGGTGAGGAATCGTCAAGCCAAAAGCGATGTGCTCAGAGTATTGGTGATCTCGAACGCCGGGTAGTTATACCCCGTCATGCCCGTCGGCGCAGTGGACGTGTACAAGAGATCCCACTTGAGCGACAGCGTGTTCGTACCGGGGTCAGTGACCGCGTATACCGGCGCGCTGATGAGCTTCATCCGCGGGATGTAAATGGCCCACGTCTTATTGGTGCCCGTGCCTATCTGCGTGCCCTGGACGTTGATAATCGCCTTGTACGCCGTCTCCGCGTTCCAGATGGTGAACATGGCATGGTCAGCCAATTCCTTCACCGTGACGGCGAGGGTACCGTTCACGAACCCGCTTGCGGTCGGGACGCCCCAAGCGGTCCCACCCTTGATCTCGGGGATGATCTCCTGCGGTCGTTCCAGATTGAAGTCGAACGAGGTTATGGCGTACGTGTCGCCCGTGTTGAGCGCGGAACCACTCGCCACGTTGTGGCGGTAGTAGTCGGAATAGTCGCAGGCGACAAGCTCTGGCGTGCCCTCGGTGAAGGTCGTCGCCTGGAGCGTGGTGTTGGTGTTCGTGGAACTGGACAGATTCACCTGCCCGCCGAGGAGTTCCGCGGATGCTTCGAGGTATCCCGGAATCGACGTGGTCTTGATACCGAACTTCCGGCACGCGGCAGTCGGGATCTCGATGGTCGTGGTCGAACTCGATTCCCAGGCGATCGTGACATATTTTGTGTTCAGGGTCGTGTTGAACTTCACCACGTGCTTGTAGTCTGCCTGGCCGGTCGTCGTCTCGGTCGGAGCGGCCGCCGTGCCCATCATCTGAGCCAAGATGACGTCCCAGTTGTTCCGGTAACCGAGATCGCCTACCAGTGAAACCGTCGGGATGACCGCGCCCTTCGTCTCGTCGGGGAGCATGTACCAGCCTGAGCCCACTGCTCGAGCCTGAAGGATCGAGGCCGGGTCGAAATTCGGGGTCAGTTCCCCGCCGAACTTGTTGCCCGAGCCTGCCGCCACCGCCGTTCCCCAGGTGCTGGCGATCTTGACTCCAATGTTTGTTTGCGAACCAGAAATGCTACCCATACTTGAAATCTCTCCCTATGCCGTCTTGAAAGCCGTGTATGTAAATCCCCCCTTCCAACACGCCCGCTCGTCGATGGTGACCGTAGCCACCTTGAGCGGCTCCCCGCCCCGCCAGTAGTCGACCGTGGCGGACCACGTCTTGCCGAGTGCCGCCTGCACCAAATCGTCAACCGCTTCCAAGCGGTCCACGAGTGTGTTGAACGTACTCTCGGCCTCATCCGTCTGCTGCAAATAATACTCCAGCCGGACTTCGAACGTGTACCGGGTGCCCCCGCCGATCTCCAGGGGCTCGGCCTTTCGTTGGACGAGACAGAGAAAGAAGTTCAGTCGTGGGCCTTCGCCGTCGGCGTCCGAATACAGGCGGGCCAAGTCGAATTGCGAGTCTTGGGAAACATCGTAGGTGTAGGTCTTGTCGGTGTACCCCTGCACGGTGGCGTGCTGCAGAACGCTTTCGTCCCAGACCGTGCGGATATCGGCGGAGGTGACACTCATACCGTTACCTGATCACCCATAGCCCCGACGGAACATTCCCCTCGGTTTCCGGTTGTCCGTTGCCGTCCGCGTCATACTCGAACTGGATACTCTCCAGCGCGTTCTCGTACATCGACTTAAATTCAGTATACTTCATCGCAAACTTGTCACCTGGCTGCTGCACCTGGGCCAGCATGAGCATCGAGAGGGCTTTGAACGTGACCGCCATGTCGAGTCGGTCGGCCCGGTGGATCTTCGCCCACTGAAAGCCCTTGACTCTGAGCCGTGCTCGGACTTCCTCTTTTGCCTGAGCGACGTACGCCAGCCGCTGCGCGGCGGATGAGTAACTCGTGACCTGCGGGAAGTAAGCAGCAAGGTCGCTATCACTGACTTCGATTGTGAATGCCGGTCCTGTGACCCGCTCCAGGTCGAACGACTGGAGCACCGTTTGAACCTGCTGTGAAGCTTGAAGCCGGAAATTGATCGCCCGCCAGTACGTCCTCACCGGCGTGGTCGACGTCGGGTCCGGGTCGCTGATCGCCGCAATCGAGTATGAGAACCCGTTCTTCGAGGCGTCCCACGTCCAGGAGGTGATGGTTTGCACCGCCCCCGTGCCGTTCGCCGCGGCGTTGCGGCTAGGCATCTGGTCGAACACATAGATGGCGACGAGGTTACTCGAAGTGAGCAAACCCGCCGGCGTCTGGTCGTCGACTAGGGGAAAGAACCAGGCGGTGAATGACTGGCCGAACGGGTAGGTCACTTCTCCTCATCGAGCGCTGCAAACGGTTCCTGTTCTTCTGAGGCATCAGCCGGTAGATCGATGGACTGGGGTTTGGCACCCACGCGCGCCTCGGCTGCCGCTTTCGCGTACGGCAGTGACTCAGCTGGGATCTCGTCGAGCTTCCCCTGGAGGTAGAGCTCGATGTGTTCGTTCCGAAACGGTGATTTGTAGACCATTACTAAATCCTCCCTTCCCGCCGGTCTTTCTCGGCGTACTTCTCCATCTCCCGCCTGAGCGACTCCTGCGAGACGTCGCCCTTACCCTGTTGGGCGGCAACGTCGCGAGCACGGGCGGCGGCCCGAGCGATCGATTCGCGGACATCGGCTTCTTTCATCCCTTTTTGCTTCTCGAACTTCACGTCAAACTTCATACCTTCTCCTCGAGTAACTCTGGGTGGATCACGCAACAGCGGTCAGCCACTTCCTTCGACAGCCCGCCCCGGGCATAGACCTGCTCGACCTTCCCACACCAGAACGGTCGGACCGCTGGCGTGTTGTCGAGCGTCTTGTACTTCCGGGACTGCCAGTACCCAACCACCACGAGGTCTGGCACATCGTCACCGCCGTAGCGCTCCGTGTAACAGCTACAGGAGTTGTCGGCGTTCAGCCTCGGGCAATGGATGATGCCCTCATCGGGGAGATGTAACCTGCAGCACGCTCCCCCACACACCTCCCGACAGTAACGAGCCTCGTCCACTCAGCACCAAACCGTCAGGGTTGGGGGAGGCGTCAACATCACGGTCTTTTGCCGAAGCTCGACCCACTTCTTCTGCATCTCCTCGAGCTTCACCTCGTCGAACGTCAGAGGTTTCGCGTCGTTACCCGTCGTCATCGGACCAACCGTGCTGTTACCAGTGTACGGCTCCCAGTACATCACTCCCCTTTCTTCTGCCGATCCTGCTTATACGCGATCTTCTCGGCCTTCTTCCGCGCCTCGTCGTACGACGTGTCGCGCCCGGCCTTCTGGTCGGCGTACTCTTTCAGATTCTTCGCCACCTTCTCGATGGCGCCGCGGGACCGTTCCTCCTGCGTCATCCGCCGGCGCCGTTGCACCTCAGCGTTCGACTCCCACTTCTCCTTCCGCTCGGCGGCTTTCTCCGCCGCGGCCTCGGCGTACTCCTGTTGAAGTTTCTGGAAGCTCGGAAGACTTGAGAAGCTCTGACCCCGGATGACCCGCACCCTATCTGGTGGCGAGCCCGAGCCTAGCCGCTCTTTTCTGATGAATACAGCCATTACTGTGCGGCCTCCTGGCCCTTGTCTTTACCGTCTGACTTGTCTGACTTCTTGAGCCGTTTCTCCGCTTCCGCTAGGCGCTGCTCGAGCATGGCGATCTTGCTCTCCTTCGCCGCTAGCTCGCTCCGCCAGTGCGGGTTGTTCTCGATCGATGCCTTGAGAAAAACATCGAGCTCCTCCCACGGGTTCTGCTGACTCTCGCCGGAATATAACTTGGCCTTGGCCATGCGGACGGAGCTCTTCTGGTGCACGCCGGGGAAATTGTCGTAGTGGAGAACTTTGAAACCCTTCCTGAGGTACTGGTCGATTTTGGTCTGCTGCTCGGGCCGGTGCTCGACGTTCAGGGTGAAGAGGCCAGTGCCGTACTCGTACTCCCCGTCGCCGACGATCTTGAATTCCTGCTTCTCGAACAGGATGTAGGCGTGGTTCGGTGGGCGGAAGCCCTTCAAATACTTGAGCGTCTCCTCGGACGTGGGCGGAACGCGGGTCTGGAAGATTTGTTCTTTGCGGTTGTATTTCACGTTCATTCGATGGGGATCCTTGGATAAAACCAGGAGGGGCAGGAGAACCCCGCCCCTCCGCTTCAAACATCGACTACCGATTAGCTGTCGCTAAGCAGCGCAACACCGGCGGCGTCATTCCACTCGACGATGTCATAGAAGAACCACGAGACAACCTCTTGGTAGAGGCCCTCGGTGCCCTTGTTGTTCACCATCACGGAAGGCTTCGGCGCAAAGCTGCCGGCGAAGCACCACATCGGGTGGAACACCGCCTGGATGTTGTCACCGCCGCTCGTGGTGTGGCCCGAGGTCGAGTAGATCTGGAAGCCCGGGAGCGTTCCTACGAACCGGTTCGCCTGCGGCTTGCCCTGCAGGATGCTCAGGTACTGCTGGTTCGTGTAGGCAGACGCACCGGAGTTGATCTGCTCCTTCTTGAGGTTCAGAAGCGCCTTGTGGTTGAGCACCACCGCGAGATCTACCTCCTGGTTCGGGCACTCAGCCGCGAAGATCGCGTACTGAGCCGCGTAGAGGTCCTCGACCGTCAGCACGCTCGCCGCGGTCACCGTCGAAGATAGCCCGCCGAAGAGCGACAGGAAGTCATCATCTACTGCACGCGAGAGCAGATTTGCCTGCTTCTCGGCAATGCTGTTCGCGTCAACTGACCCGAACTGGAGTTGCTCGATCGACACACCTGACGCGATCGCGATCTTGGCGATGGTCGAGGTGACCGAGGTCTGGGCATACTCGCCGGCGGCTGCGAGCGCGACCGGGTTACTCTCCGCGATCGCGGCCAGCGTGCCGGAGAGTGCTGTGTCCTTGATGTGTTTCTTGGTCATCGTGCGAACCGGGAGATCCTCTGCGTGGATCAGGTTCGGCGCAATGACCTTCTTCACGAAGGGTGGGCTAATGAGGTCCGAGAGTACCTCGGACGGGTTGATGGTGTTACCAAACTCGGTAACGTAAGGTACGGCTCCCATGGCTTTAAATCCCTTAAACTATCCGCGAGGCTCCATTACCCCGCGGGCTAGACGAACTGCTTAAATCTGTCCGCCCTACTACTCCCCGGGCGTCTGGGGGACCGCTGGTTCGACTGCTGGCGCGGTCTCCGTTACCGGCGTATCAGGCGCTGGCTCGACGGGTGTGGAAGCTTCCCCACCCTCCGGAAACTCGAACCACTCGCAGGCATTCTGGAACGCCTCGCCGCGGTAGAACGCGATGTTGCCGTCCGCAAACTTGACCCGCACGCGGTCGTTGCCCGGGTATGGATGGACTGACTCGACGAGCTTCTTCTGCTTTTCTTCCATCACCCCACACCTCCTAGTGCTTTACGTACGTGAGTAGCGCTGTCCACTTCCAGGTCTCGCCTGCGATGCCGGTGACCTTCACTTGGGCCTTCTGATTCACGGTGTCGGCTGCGACCGTCACCGCCGGTGTGCCCACATCGTCTTCGACATCCGCGCCTGAGGCCGTGCCGATCGATGTGACGTTTCCGCCGACCGCCCGCTTGAACCCGCACGTGATCGGGCGGAAGAGACCATTCGAGGCGTCCGACTGACTGCCGTGAACGGCACCGTCGATAAGGACCGTCTCACCTTCGGCCAGTCGGATCTCGAAAATCACCGTCGCCGTGGCGTCGGTCGTCTTGACCTTGTACGGTCGATACACGGCACCGCCGTTATGCCCGCCACCATCTGGAAATACTTCAATCGCTTCTCTTTGCTTCTGCATAAAATTTGTTCTCCCTATCGGTTACCCAAATCGCATCGTGCTCGCGAGCTTCGACTTTTCCTCGTATGAGAGGTTCGCCCAAATCTCTTTGGCGTTCGGCATCGCTTGGAGTTCGGCATACGTCGCCGGGATCCGTCCGTTCGCACCACGCTTCGCCCGCTCGCCCTGACTCGCGCTCGCCGTCCCGCCCATGCCGATAGGCTTCGCGAGCGATGGCCGCTTTTCGACTAGCCACTGCCCAAACTCCTCGATCGAGATCGGGAGCATGCGGTTCTTCGGGCTGGGCATCTCTTCACCGTTCTCGTCCCGGATGACGATCTGCCCGGCCTCATCCAGGTCGCAGTGCCGTTCGACGACCGTCTTTACGATATCGAGGACGTCGTCATTGAAATACTTGCCGATCGACGCCATCACCTTGTCGGTGACAGTGAGCGACTTGTTCTGGGCCTTGAGCTTGGCGTTCTCCTCGAGGGCTGCCTTGAGCTTCGACTCGTAAGTGTCTATCAGCCGCTGCTTCTCAGCCTTGAAGTGCTCCTCGAGTTTCGCTGGGTCTTTCTTGCGCATCTCCTCGGCGAGCCGCTCCTTCTCCGCGATGATCTCGCGGATCGCCGCCGGGTCGATCCCCTCGAATGCCTGGAGCTTTGCCTCCATGTCGGCAAGCCGCCCTTGAGCAGCGCGACGGGCCTCCTTCTCGTTCTTGAGCTGAGTGGTGAGCGCGAGCACGTTTAGCTCGTTCTGCCCTTCAGACGCCTGGGGCTTCTCGCCCGCCTGCTGCCGATCCACTCCCGTTTCTTCTCCTGCTTGAGTCGTCATGTATTTTCAGTCAACCTTCGCTTGATCCGCACCACCTGGTCATTCGAGAATCCAAAGAAGTCGCGCTTCTCCATGTTGCCCCGCGCCTTTGCGGCCTCCAGAGCTGAGTTGAAGAAGACTCGACCCATTGTCGTGTTACCCTCGTCTCGAACCTCGATGGTGATGGCCGCCAGCATGTTTCCCGACAACGTCAGATCAGGCGTCTGCGGGATAGCCGAAAACGCCCCCTTAACCTGCTTGGCTTTCTTCCCGGGCTTCCCCGTGCGGGTCTTGACCCCGCTCTTGTGCGAAGCCTTGAACGCGTTGTAAGCGGGGGTGTACGGCGCAAACGGTTGCCCGTTCACGTCTCGTCCCTGCCGGGTGCGAAGAACCATGCGGGTCACCTCGTCCTGAAGGACCGGTTCCAGCTTGGCTTTCATCCGCTCGAGCTTCTCTCGCACGGCGCGAACGATCACCTCGGCATTCTTGACTTCGATGGCCACATGGGAATTGTCGGGCAGGTGCGGATCGGTATGGTAGGGGGGTCTCAGCAGGCGACGGTATCGATCTCGTCGGCGTCGAAGTGGTCGGGCGCCGTCTCTATCACGATTGCCGTGGCGTCGTCCCCGAGGGCCCGGCGGAAGTGCTCGACGAACGCGTCGGTTGGCTCGGTGGTGAAGACCCGAATCTTCCGGAGATTTCGGTCCTTCATGCGAGACTCGGCGATGACCACCCAGACATTATCCTCGGGAGTCTTGGAGACGGGAAGGATCCAGAGGTCAGTCTTCTTTAGTCCCATCGCCCCCCTGCTGTAACTCTGCCGCTAGTTCGTCCGACACTGGGCGCCAGTGGTGTCGGCAGTTATACCCACCGCAGTAGATCTCGACCGGAAGATTCTGTCCGTTGTCCATCTC